CCCGTAGTATAATTATTATACTACAGGAGTAAGATAAAGTAAAGAGATTATTTTAACCTTGTACCCAAGTTAGTGGTTGACTGTAATCTACGTAGCGTTTCAATTCGTCAATTAATTGTTCCACTGCAGCCTTACCTTCAGCTTTCATGGCTGAACCGTTTAGTGATGTTCCGCCACCTGGACCTGCAATAGTGCCAAACTTCTCACGTGCTTCCCCGATAATCAACTTAAGATTAGCTAAAATAAAGTCACCAATCCAAACACCAGAACCCGGATCTTGTAATAATACTTCTTCTGGGCGTTGTACATCTGCCCAAATCAATACACGTTCACCTGTGCCTTTTGGATCACGAACAATACGCAATGTTTTTGTAACCGGATCAAATGTATATGTAACGTATCCACCAAACATTCGTGCGGCTAATTCAACATAACCTGCATAGAAATCATATGTTGCTAAACCGCCTGCAACGTTGTAGTTTAATAGATATGTGTTTAGAATAGCACTACTGAATGGATCAAACGAACTGGATCCTGGGCCTGTTTCTAAACCAACTGTTCTACGGAAAATACTACGAACATTGATAAACTCTTGCGGTAGTGTATATGTGTCAATGTTCTTTTCAATTGTCATTAGTGTATATGACTCGGCAGTAGCATTTTGTGCTCGTTGACGATATACTTTAATTGCATAGTTATAGGCAGCTTCATAGTGTTGAGGATCTAACTCAATATCAATAATGCCACTACCTAAACGATAAGCTAGATTAGCGAAAAGGCCCTCTTTCAATTGGTCTAACGTTAGACCTGCGGGTGTAGAAAGAGGATTTGCTGTTGGGTATGTTGCCATATGTGTTACCTAATAATAGTATTTATCAGGTAACATCGGCTATTACAAATCCCCGGCTTTTCTATTTTCGCTATAATGTGCATCAAAACTGCCGCCGGGATAGCGACTTTCTAACTTACGAACGTTTTCATCGATAACGTCATTTGGATCAAGATTCAATGCACGGCAAGCATTAATCCAGTACCACATAACATCGCCGAGTTCACGTTTCAAATGAAACACCTCTGCATCAGTAAGTGGTTTACCCTGAAAAAACATCTTCTTGGGCACTTCGACAAATTCGCCACTTTCGGCCGCTAATCCTAGGCAAGCTGTTAATAGCAATGGTACATTAATACTAGGTCCCCCATCGTTGCCATCAAGTTCATCACATCGGTTCATAAATGTAGTCAAGTCATTACTTGCTTTGCTGGTTACAGCTTCTACAAAATCTTTATATTTGTTTAAATCAATTTTTTGTGTCATATTTTTCCTTTATTAAAGTTGATAAATGATTCGCTACGTGGTTGTGTGTTTTCGGTCCTGGATGTAGATTATCTAGTGCTAAGTCTAGGTAGGGTTTTTGAAAACTTATTATAGGAGTGTTTATTTTCCAACCCACTTTTTCACTTGGGGGTAGTTTTGTATTTGTAATAAAAATAAAAGGTATTCCCTTACTAAGCAGATACATTTCAATATGATGAACATTTCTCGTTGTCTCTATTAGTAAATGCTCGTTATCTACTAGAGTGTAATATTGTTTGCAATAATCTTCTTTGATCCACGGTCCAATTTGCAACTCACGATCTTTTAAAAAAAGTGTGGATCTTAAAAAACTTGTCCACTGTACTATAACAAAATCACCTTCTTGGAACTGATAATTTAAAATCTCATGTGTAATATATAAGTTAGAACAACCTGGTTTACCTTTATTTATTGAAGGGATATTGAATTCTTTTTCTAATAATCCAGGATAGGATTGTTTACTAGGATTAGGGCCAGGTTGAAGATTTTCTAAACAGCAATCAGATAGTCCGTGTCCGTACGTGAATGAACATCCAAATGAAATTAACCTACTTAGCATCAAAAACTTCGTAGAATAATCATGTCCTCATTAAAGCGACCATTGGGTGTCGTAGCGACTGCTTTAATGTCTTTAAAATACTTACGTGCCGCGGGCTTGCTACCCATAACTTCTTTAAGTTGTTCCGCCGGCTTACGTAATGTTTTAACTTCGCTTTGTGCTGTATCAAAACCTAGCAATGTACTACCTTTAACAGTAAATGCCTTTGAATATTCATCGGCAATATAATGATGTAGTTTACGCTTTGCCGTATCATATACCCATGCTTCACTTGCACCATGTAGTTTGATAGGACTAATACTCACTAAGTCAAGTTTGCTTGCAGTATCTTTGAATGTTTTTAGATACTTAAGTTTAGCTACAATTTTCTCAACAGGCACAGCTTTACGTGCCCTAGGAGCCTTGCTTGCTTTCTTAACACTAATATAAGCATTAAGGTCAGACAATACACTTTCAATATATTTGATAATGTTTCTGATTTGAATTTTAGACAAGTGACTGTAACCCTCAGTCAACAACTTATCATTACCCTCTTGCACTTCTGCAAATTCAGTTTGCTTCTTTTTCCAAGCATCAGCAATCAATGAAATATGTTGCGGCATTACATTGAAACGTGCAACAACATCCATTGTTCTCTCAGAAGCCTTACCATTTTGAATAAAGTCATCAAACACACCTTCAAGTTCACCTGCGGCATCACGTGCTTTTTCACGTAAAATATCTTGAATGTTAGGTCTTGATGGTGCCTCAACTACAGGTGCACCGGTTGCACTTGCTTCTTTGACTTCAGGTTTATGAATTGTCTTAAGCAATCTTTGTACTTCGGTTTCCAAAGTTAATCTTTCCTGCTCATTTAGTTCTAGCCCACGTAAGTTCATACGTGCTAACCAACATAATGTAAGTAGGAATTCTTTATCGTCAACTCTACGCATCACCTTTGCATCTTGTGTGCGATTATTAAAATCTAAGTATTGTGACATAAGTTCTTTGGCTTCTTTTTTACCATAGAATCTATTGTACCAAGTAAAACTACGCATCAGTGTTACCCGGCGTAGGTCTGAATCTGGTTGAATAACAAACAAAGGTTCTTCACCAAAATACTTAGTATCCGGATCACGGGGGTTGAGTGATTTTACCATTGAATGGTCTTCTGTATTTCTCTTTTTCGTCATTAAATTACTCCAAAATAACAATTGACAAGTGTTATTATAGCACTAATTGTATTATTTGTCAACCTTTACCATAAAGTGCTTGGGCATAGTTAATATACTGAATGTGCATTTTACGACATACTTCGGGTAATTCAACACCCAAATTTGTTTTTATTGTTTCATACAAATAGTCATAACCCTCTATGGAATAAAACAAGTCTGTGTTTAATGAAAGGATTTTATCTTTTTTTACTTCACTATACATAGAAAAATTTTCTATTTCGTATAACTTATATACAGGTATATCGATGTATATATATTCGTCACGTTCACTCTCATACCATAAACCATTACGCATCCTATCATTTACTAGTTTATTTGATCCTGATGGTTTAGAAAAAAGACAAATTATTTTATCAGTAAAAGGTTCAATGATTTTAAAATTTTCTCCGTCTAGATATTCTACTATATGTGAACAAAATATATAGGGTTTTTTGCTGTTAATAATTTTTGATTCAAACTCTGTTAATTGTTGTATTTGTAGATTTTCCAAATCACTAAAATGTGCTGTACAACCACCGGGATCCTGTGGGCCATGTCCAAAAAATTCATCATAATTCCATATCATGTTTTCATAATAATTATCATGCGTGTATCTAGGTTCAAAATCAGGGGTCATACTAAGCAAATTAGCCACATGATTTCCACCACATCCGGGTGCAAAAACTAAAAACAGGTTTTTTGATTGTTTAAAAATATCGGGTGTCATCAATATATTTAAGATAAATACTCAATAGGAAAATATTATGCCTAAATTATCACTTTGGCGCCCCAATAAAACGAACGATTACAACTTCTTTGATAGAACAATATCAGAGATGTTTACGGTTGGGGCGACTGATTTATATGTACACAAGTACTTAGGTCCCACAAATCAGGGTCCTTCTATAGACGCAACGCAACCTCAATATGATGTGTTAAATCCTCTTAATATTCAGGATTTGTTGTTTTTAGAAAATAGAGATAGAACATATGATCCTAACATATATAGATTGCGTGGACATTATAATGTTCAAAATTTAGACTTTGACCTATCACAGTTTGGATTATTCCTAAACAACGATATTATTTTTATTACTGTTCATTATAATGATATGATTCAGTTATTTGGTCGTAAATTAATGGTTGGTGACGTGATTGAATTACCTCACTTGTTAGATTATAACCCATTAAATGAAACTATCCCTGTTGCATTAAAACGCTTTATGCAAATTACAGATGCTAATTATGCGTCAGAAGGTTTCAGTCAAACA